ATATATTAAACATTGAGCACAACTTGTTTGGATGGTCTAGAACCATGTGCAAATATGGAGATTTCTTTCTATACTTAGATATAGACGAAGACCTTGGTATAAGAAATGCCATAGGTTTGCCTCCTCAAGAGCTTGAGAGATTAGAAGGTGAAGATGACTCAAACCCAAATTACGTTCAGTTTCAGTGGAACTCTGCTGGGTTGACTTTGGAAAACTGGCAAGTTGCACACTTTCGTATTCTTGGAAACGACAAGCACGCTCCGTACGGCACTTCTGTTTTGGAAGCGTCTAGAAGAATCTACAGACAATTGATTTTATTAGAAGATGCAATGATGGCCTATCGTATCGTTCGCGCACCAGAGCGTCGTGTATTTAAGATTGATGTTGGCGGGATTCCTCCCCAAGAGGTTGAACAGTACATGCAAAAAGTCATGACTCAAATGAAGCGACATCAGGTTGTTGACCCCACAACTGGAAAGGTTGACCTACGTTATAATCCTCTGTCAATTGAGGAAGACTACTACATCCCAATACGCGGCGGATCAACGTCAACTGACATTCAGAATTTAAAAGGTGGAGACTTTACTGGACAAATTGAAGATGTCAAGTACCTTAGAGATAAACTCTTCGCTGCACTCAAAGTACCACAGTCATACCTCACTATGGGAGAAGGCGCAACAGAAGATAAGGCTACGCTCGCACAGAAAGATATTCGCTTTGCACGAACTATTCAAAGATTACAAAGAGTGATTATCTCTGAGCTTGAAAAGATTGGGATAATACACCTATACACTCTTGGATACAGAGATGACGATTTATTAGGTTTTAAGGTTCAACTAAACAACCCCTCTAAGATTGCTGAATTGCAAGAAATTGAACATTGGAAAGCGAGATTTGAAATTGCCGGTGCTGCAACTGAGGGTTACTTCTCTAAGCGCTGGGTAGCAGAGAATCTCTTAGGAATGTCAGAGGATGAATTCCTGCGTAATCAACGAGAAATGTTTTTTGATAAAAAGTTTGCCGCTTCCATAGAAGCTGCTGGGGGTGATGGAGCACCCGGTGGTGGCGGAGGGGCTGGGCCCGGTGCAGATCTAGGCGCTGATTTACCTGACGTTCCAGATGAAAAGCCGGATACCCCAACACCAGAAGCAACTCCTCCAGAGGCTAGTGACGAGGGTGAGAATGATTTGATGGCTGAGCCAGCTGCTAAAAGAGATGATAAAGAATATAAGAGGGGTCCGTACAAAAGACATCAGTCTAGCTACAACAAAGGCGGAAGAATCAAGAATTACAAATCAATCGCAGCCCCAGAAACAGGAACAGCAAGATCAACCTTCCCCGGTAAAACAGGTTTTGGGGGTCTAGACTCCTTGGCACGAGGCTTGGTAGAGTCAGAAGTCCCGTCGGATCTTTTAGACGAAGAGAAACTATTTACAACAAATGCCGAGGTTGGCGCTCTCATTGAAGGATTATTCAAAAAGGACAAAAAACATGAAACACAATAAGAAAAGAAATACCGCTTTTCTTTACGAATGTCTTATTAAAGAAATGACAAGGGCAATTGTAAGACAAGACAACGAAAGAAAAGATTTAATAATTGCAATCCTAAAAGAAAACTTTGCAAAAGGCTCTATACTTTATAGAGATTTGCAACTGTATAAGCAACTATTAGAAACAAAGAATCTTAAGCAAGATTTTGCATCAAGATTCATAGTTGAAGTTAAAAAGGATTGGGAAAATATTGATCGCAAGGAGGCTTTTAATAAGCAAACTTTATTGATTAAGCAAATTAATGAGAACCTAGGGTCTGATGTGTTTTCTAATTTTGTACAAAACTATAGAAATATCGCTACAATTGGACAATATTTTAATTCTAATTCTACAAGTGCCAAGAGTAGGTTAATTTTAGAAGACAAGGTTAAAACTTTGGTTATGATTAAAGAAAACAACACAAAAGAAGCAAAATTACTTCATATTGACAAGCTTACATACAACACTTTTGTAAATAAATTCAATGAAGCATATCAACATACACTAAGACCAGAGCAGAGAAATCTGCTTACAAACTACATTACATCGTTTTCTGACAACGGTTTGGGCCTTAAAGCATTTATGAACGAAGAGTTGGGCCGATTAAAAGAAGAAATTGCATCATTGAATGAAACAAAATACGCTGACAGGCTAGTTGCAATTAGCGAAAAGATAGCTTCTTATGAAAAAACACCACTGAACGAAGATATGGTTAAAGAAGTATTTTATATTCAAGATCTTATTGCGGAGATTAAAAAATGAAAATAACAATAGACCCAGAAGAAATTGGACTTAACGAAGGCACCGTTGGCATTAATATCAATAAGACCGTTGGCATCAACATAAACAACCCAAACAAAAAGACTATTGAGTTTGAAATGAACATGAGAAATGCATTGAACGGGGATTTGATGATTTTTGAACATAAAGAGATAGATATCGTTATAATGCCAAATAAAAATAAAGTAGTGGCGTTTGCCAAAGAACTTATGTCAGAGGTTGTTTACGGAGCAGAATCTAGACTAATGGAGCACTTAAGAAGCATGGGGGTTATTGAATACGATTCAATCCAAGGCGGTAACGTCTATGGGTCACTAGAAGGAAAAATCCACGAGTCAAAAGATAGAGACGCAATAAAAACAACCATATATCAAATTCACAAATGGCTTTTATCAGAGGCACCCTATCTAAGCTCTGTGGAGGGCCACGACGACCAGATGGAAGATGCCTTGATGCGTCCAGACAGACAAAATTCAACCGAGTTAGGTGAAGTACCTCATTCGGAAGAAAAAGGATCAATTCTTCAACACGGTATATTCAGCCCATACTATTATGGAAGATATACTTATTAATCAGGTGAGATGTGGAAATAGTTTTTATACAGCTGGAGTTGCAATTGTTTTGGTTTATTTTAACAGCGTATGGTCTTACGCAAATTTTAGTTTACTCTAAAATATTTGAAACGATTAGACCCAAAAGAGACCAGTGGGGTCTGATCGGTTACATGGCCAATTGCTCAATGTGTATGGGCTTTTGGGTTGGAATGTTTTTGTTTTTCATAAACGGTTTTACAGAACTATTTACATTTGACTATAATATAGGCAATATGTTTATTTGTGGATGGATATCATCTGGTACCTCTTATTTTCTTTCAATGTTGTTGAACGATGGTGGTATCAAGATACAAGGAAACAAAAAAACTTGCAATTGTGATCAAAGGAGCCAGTCATGACAAAGAAATGGATGTTACAACCAGTTCGTCGTTGCTGTTCTGGCAGCTGACTCGCACGGGTGGTGCCCGTTTTTTATATTTGGAGAAATAAAAATGAAATTTACTAGAGAAAGAATTATAGAAATAATCAATGAAGAGCTTGCTGCTTTTGTCAACGAAGAGGAACAAAGATTAAACTTTGGCGATGAAACATTGCAACGGCTTTATGACGAGTATCAGAACATGCCAGTCATGAGAGATCAAGACTTGCGTGCTGAAAAGGGCGGTGACTTTGTCTCAAAATTCTATGAGATCTATCCTGTTGGGAGTGAACAGCAAAACCCTAAGCTTAAGCCACTTGTCGCAGCAGCAGAAGAGATTGAACAAGAAGTGATGGACTACTATGAAAACCCGCGAGATTTTGATGAATAAAAAACTACTAACAGAATTTTTTGAACTTTGCCCCAACGGTAGGTGTCTTGATATGCTTAGCGAAAGACAAAAGCGTGAGGTGGTTGAAGAAGGTGCTGTTTATCTAACAGGTCGTATACAAACTGCTGGTAAGAAAAACGGCAACGGAAGGGTCTATCCGAAGAAAGTTCTTGAAAAAGAGATCACAAATTATCAAAAAATAGTACGTGATAATCGTGCAACTGGAGAACTAGATCACCCAGAAGATGCGGTTATAAATCTTAAAAATGTATCACACTTAGTTGTTGAGTGTTGGTGGCAAGGTGACGACGTAATGGGGAAAATCAAGGTTCTTGACACTCCTTCCGGGCGTATCCTCAAAGACTTGATCAATGCTGGTGTAAAACTCGGCATTTCATCTCGTGGATTAGGATCAGTCAATGAAGGGTATGATGGAACTGTAACTGTCAATGAGGATTTTCAATTGATCTGTTTTGATATTGTTTCAGAGCCGTCAACCCCAAATGCATTTGTCTATCCAGAAGAAAAAATGAATGATTTGGGCTCTACCAACTTTAAGATCAAAATGAAAGAAAACAAACAAAATCAAATTGAAGATCTATTTAATAAGATTCTGAGGGATTAATGAATAAAGAAGAATTAAAGCAAGTCTTGAAGCCGCTAATTAAAGAATGTATCAAAGAAGTTATCTTTGAAGAAGGCGCACTTTCATCTGTAGTATCCGAGGTGGTTAAGGGAATGGGCCAACAGCTAATCGTTGAATCAGCCCCAGTTGAAAAAACAAACAAGCCACAATACGAGACAGATGAACAAGCCAATGCTAGGCTTAAAGCAAAAAGAAAAAAGATGATGGAAGCCATCGGAGCAAGTTCATATAACGGAGTGGATCTGTTTGAAGGGACAACTCCTGCAAGTGCTCCAGTGTCAGAAGGTCAATCGCAAGGGCCTTTATCCGGAGTTAACCCAAAAGACCCCGGTGTAGACATTAGTGCAATTATGGGTAAATCGTCTGCTATTTGGTCAAAAATGACGGAGAAATAATGGGAACAAATTATTCTGTAAAGGTTCGTAGAAAAGACAACATCGAGAGAGTTATCAAACGCTTCATAAAAAAATGCAAGAAGCTAGGAATAATTGATGAGGTTAAGGAAAGGAGACATTTTGTAAAACCTTCCGAAAAAAAACGACGTGCTAAGCAACGGGCAATTCGCCGTTGGAAGAAACAACAGGCAAAACAGCGCAATTAAACTATTTAATTGATAGGAGATCTTATGTCCAACTCGTTTATATATTCCGTAGGTCTATGTAATGTTGATTCTTAACAGGGAGCAAAAGAAATGTCACGAAACTTCTACACTACTGGTCTAAACAACGTCGGCTCTTATCAAGTTGCTGGAACCCCGTACCTCACAGCATCTAATATTGCAAATCAAGAGAAAACATTTTTATTCCCATATGTTTCAAAATCTATAACGATAGAGAACACAGGATCCAACCCTATATATTTTCGGTTCTCACAAGATGCTCTGGGTCACTTTAAATTGCCAAGTGCTAAAAAAGTTGAAATAGACGCTAAGTGTTCTGCTATTTTTGTTTCCGCATCAGCAGGAACAGGAATACAGTTGTATGCCTCCTTGACAAATATAGAAAGAATTAAGATTTTACCCGAAGCCACTTTGTTCTCAACAGCATCAGGTGGTGGTGGTCTACCTCTTCCTGCCGGAGTTCCAATGGATGATCCTGATGAAGACGGCGTGCCCACCCCTCAAGAGGGCGAGATGGGAACAGATTCTGAAGAGTTTGATACCGACGGTGACGGAAGTGGTGATGGTGTAGATGGAGACCCCACAGGCACCGCCGAAGAAGCGGGCTCTGGCGGAGGCGGAGGCTCTGGTGGAGGTGAAGGCGGCGAAGGCGGTGAAGGCGGCTCCAACAACTCACCAGTACTGGATCTTTTATCTCTTGGGAATATTGAACTTGGAACCCACACAGACGATGTTGTGTCTGCATTATCAGGGGCAATCGTCAGCGCAACAGACACTGAGGATGGAACAATAACTGATGACATTTTGATAACACACGACTACGTTTCAGGATCAGCTGTTCATGGCACTGTGGTCACAGCAACTTACAGAGTTACAGATTCAAATGGAAACACAACAACAGAAGTAAGAACCACAACTGTTCAAGACACTGTTGATCCTGTGATCACCGGGCATGGAACTGATATTGATATTTTTGTTGGAGACTCTCTAACTGACTCAGATTACCTATCAGGTATAACCGCAACAGACATTGCAGAACCCGTAACTTTGTCAGTTACTGGATTTTCTCCTTCTGAAAATACAGCCTCTCCAAACACCTACGCAGTGCAAATTACTGCTACTGATGCTTCTGGAAGGACAACAGTTGTGTCTAGAAACGTTAACGTATCAAATGCCGGCAGGCCGCGTATTTATCCAAACAGGGTTACTCCGGCTGGCGGGGTAAATATCTATCCGGGTCTTGCAGCATCATTTACCGCATATCTAGTTCACCATGCAAACGGGGGGACAAAACCAGCCCTGCGTCAAGGTAACAGCATTACAACACTTGCCTCCGACACAACAACTCCGGGAGGCATAAATTCAGCTGTAAATAATACTGCTTACCATACTGCTTCAAATGGCGTCAATCAACCTAGACTTGAGCTTGGAGGAACGTTATATGGAAACGCAGCCACAGCATCTGTTGAGCTTTTCTCTAGTTCTGTTGGGCCTTTTGTTTCTAAAGTGCTTGAGCTAGATGGAACTGGTGATTATATTGAATACCCTGAGATTGAATTTACTGAATCCCAATTCGGCGGTAACTACAGACGCGACTGGAACAATGCCTTTAGAGCTGGTGCTCAAAAATTTGATTTGAATGCTGCTAATCCGTATGCTGCAAACAATCCCAACAAAGGCCACCGATATCACGAAACTATAGGGTGGTTCAAATTAGATAGTATACCGTCTTCTGGTATAAGAATGATTATGGATAAGCGTAACGACCAATTAACGAATGACTCAAGAGGATATGAGATATTCTTGCAATTCCAAATGGATGGAACTGAAAATCAAATGAGAATTGGATATCTAAATGATGCAGATGAGGATGATGGTGTGGGGGATGAGATAGTATACAATGAAGATGTTACCAATGGATACAAACCTGTTTCAACTAACGTCTGGTATATGTTCAGGGTAACTACCAAAACCCAAAAAGACTTCATCTCAGGAGGAATCCGTAGGAGAGTACAGTTGTGGGCACAGAATGAGACAGGTAGTCTTATGCTTCGTCCAAAGTTTGATAGTGGCGGGAGCGATCTTGGTTTCCACGGCTTCAGTGGCAGAAGCTCCCCAGCAACCCCAGATGGGCGTCCAGAAGCGCCACTTAGGATTGGAGCAAACAGAGCCGGCGGACAAGCATTTCCGGGCCAACTTTACAGAGTGTACAGGTGGTATGCTCTAGATGGCGCAACCTTCACCGAAGGTACCTCTGGAACGGGTGACTCAGAAGATGGCGGTATACACGATTACGTTTTAGCAGCTAATATGAATTTAGACGCGGGTGTTAATATACAGGCAACAAACACCGATGAGTTTGGAGATCCCGGTGCATTTGCCACCGGAGGAGGAACAGCAACCTCAAATTGGGCAACCGTAATGGGAAGTACCACTGGTCCGTACGGAGGCACGACTCCAAACTTAACTACCATAGGGGTTAATAAGTACTACCTTGTTGAATATAGTGCTTCAAATGGTGAAGGTACGGGCTACGGTTATCGTGTTGTTCGCATCCAAGGATAAACAAAGGAGAAATTTAAATGCCGCAGTACATATATAATCCCGGACTTCATCATGTAGGTTCTTACCAAGTATCAGGACACCCTTTAGCAATAACAGGGTCATTGACCGCCTCTGGATTGCAAGTTGTTGACTTTCCAAGAGTAACAAAGCAAATCCTTGTGTTAAACACTCACGGTTCAGCAGATCTTCATGTTCACTTCCATGGTCTTTCAACAGATTCAAACAAAATAAAAATTAGCGCTGGAGAACAGCACACTTTTAATATAAAGTGCAATATTATGTATATAAGCGGATCCGAAGCAGTAGACTATTCTCTTTATGCTTCTTTAACAAATATACAGAGTAGGTATATGTATCCACCGGGTCAATTGGCAGGTCCCGGAGTAACGGAGTAGAGATGAGTGATAACTTTAAATATACGGCTGGCTTGCAAAATGTTGGATCATACCAAGTGTCAGGAACCCCTTATGTAACTGCTTCTTCTATATCGGACGGAGAAGAATTACAAATACAGTTTCCAAGAGTTACAAACAACATCAAGGTTAGACTGGACGATTCGGACACTGCTGGTACATTTGCCAATGGTTCTTTGACCGTTGCTTATCCGACTGCTTCCGTAACCCCCACATACAACGCTGCTGGGACTTTGGAATCAAACCACCATGGAGATACGGTAGTTTTCGGCGGAACAACCTTTACGGTCAATTACGAAGGTACAGGGTCTTTTGGAACAAACGAAATCAAAACCTATGAACAGACAGGTAGTGCTTTGTTTTTTGCAAATGAAGGTCAGAATGTCAAAGAGATATTTCTAAAAGCGGATAACTACGGAACAGCAAGATCTTTTGTTCCAAATGATGGAAACCCATGGTCTGTATCGTTTTGGTTAAATAAGCAAACAGGGGGAGACAACCATTCAACTATTTTTAAATTTGGAAGCACCGAGAACATAGGAGGTAGTTCAAGTTTACAGTTTACCGCACTGGCAACTGCAAATGTAAACGACTTAATTATCTATCAACCTAATAAAACTAGCGCTGCCGCTGGTAGTGTTACTTTTTCCAATGCTATCACGAACGATTACTTTTGTCATTTTGTCATTACGTGTGACGGAGAATCTAATAGGGCAACCTACACTTTATATAAAGACGGAACGCAGTTTGCCAGTTCTCTGCAAATGCCCACACAGGTTACTGATATGTGTAACTTTGACGAACACCTGTTCATCGGAGACGCAGTGGTGCATCCCGCAGTTGCGACTCAAGAATTAAACGGCTATTTACAAACTTTTGGTGTTTGGGACAAACAGCTAAATGCAATAGAAGCAAATGAATTGTATAATAGCGGGTCTGTTAAATTAGCGCAAAACTCAACAATGGCTGCTAATTTGGTTGATTGGTGGAGATTTGATTCAAGCTCATCGGGCTTTCAGTCCGCTGGTGACACCGAAGGTACGGAATACAACTCTAATGAA